GCTGAAGTACATCATCGAGCGCCGCCTGACGCTGGTGGAGCGCACGCTGATCATCCTGTACGCGGACTGCCACAGCTGCCGCGAGCTGGGGCTCCGCCTGGGGCTCGGCAAGACCACCGTGGCGCAGGAGATAGGGCGCATCAGAAATAAGATCCTGAAAGATTACGAAAGACTGAAAGACAATGAGCATATACTTTGAGATGCTTCTGCTGACGCTGGTGGTGGTCTGGATCGTGGACCTCAGCGGCTGGACGCAGACGTGGCTGGGCTGGCTGTCGCGCTTCACGGCGCGTCACGGCTACGGCCCTGTGAAGGAGCTGCGGCCCTTCAGCTGCTCGCAGTGCAGCGCGTGGTGGTGCTGCCTGCTGTGGGCGCTGCTGCAGGGAGAGCTGTCGCTGGCGACGGTGGCCGCGGCGGCGGGCTGCGCCTTCCTCTCGCGGACACTTTGTGAAATGTTGATATTTATCAGAGAGGCCCTGACGGGGCTCGTCATAACGCTGGAGAGATGGACGCAGAGACACTGACGCAGGAGGCGATAGGCCTGCCGAGGCAGGCGAGGCTCAACCTGGTGCGGGAGCTGCAGCGCAGCTTCCTGCAGGACCGTCCCGTGGCGGAGCGCCTGCGCGAGATGGTGGACGTGATGAACGCCCTGGTGGGCTTCGACATCCGCACGCAGTCCCGCAAGCGGGATTACGTCAGGGCGCGCGACATCGTGGCCTACGAGGCGCGCAGGGAGGGCTACTTCTATGCCGACATCGGCGCGGCGCTGAACCTGCACCACAGCACGGTGGTGGTCGCGTGCCGCAATATGGCGTACATCCTTGACGAGGGGCGCCCCTTCTACAACGACTACTACGAATTACGAGAAAATTTCAAACAAAAGATACTATGAGCAAGAATATGACACTGAGCGCCGCACAGATGGAGGCGCTGCAACCCTACGAGAGGCACTTCCGCCAGGCCACCGGCGCGCAGTACTGCTCCGCGCTGTTCGAGAAGGACGTGAAGGTGCTGCTGGCGGCGTGGCGAGAGCTCACCGGCAAGGACCGCGTCGGCTACCGTGCCGGCTGCAGCCACTGCACGCTGAGCCTGGTGACGGACCTGGGCAGCATATACCTCGCGCAGAAGGCCTCAGCAGAGGCGCAGGCGCAGGCAGAAGCCGCGAAGGCCGTCGAGACGAAGAATGACACCCCCAAGAAGCAGCCCGCGAAAAAAGGGCAAAAGAACGCGAAATAGAGGTATATGGAAATCGTGCGAATAAAGACGAGACTGCTGGAGCAGAACACCGGCCAGCTGCCGGGACTGCCGGCGAACCCGAGGACGTGGACGCAGAGCGACATCGACCGCATCGCGCGCTCCCTGAAGGAGACGCCGGAGCTGTTCGAGATGCGCCCCTGCATCGTGAAGGAACACGGCGGCAGGTACGTGATCCTGGGCGGCAACCTGCGCTTCGCGGGAGCGAAGAAGAACGGCGCGGAGGAGGTGCCGTGCATCGTGGTGCCTGAGGATCTCCCGGAGGCGAAGCTGAAGGAGATCGTGATCAAGGACAACGGCAGCTTCGGAGCCTGGGACTTCGAGGCTCTCGCCAACGAGTGGGACGACCTCAGCCTCACGGAGTGGGGAGTGCCCGCGTGGGACGCTGCCCAGGAAGGCGCAAAGAAGGAGGCGAAGGAGGATAACTTCGACCCGGAGGACGAGGAGATACACGTCCTCTGCGCGAAGGGCGACATCTGGCAGCTGGGCGACCACCGACTGATGTGCGGCGACTCTACGGATTCCGACGATATACAACGGCTTATGGACGGCAATCGTGCCGACATTTGTTTCACATCTCCGCCATATAACGCCCACCATCTTGACGTCGCATTATCCCCAGAGCGAGGCGGCGGAACACAAAAGGCCACACAAAAAAAATACATTGCCGACGATGACCACAAGACGGACGAAGAATACTTGCATTTCTTGGAAACAAACGTGGCATTGATGATTGCCAACTGCAACGAAGTATTCTACAATATCGGCGTTGCTGCCGGAAGCAAACGCGCCATAGTCCGCCTACTGAACGCGCATATAGATTCATTCAAAGATTTGTTGTATTGGGAGAAATCCAACCCGATGCCGGTCATTGCAAAGGGTGTTATTTCTTCATCCGTCGAGCTCATTCTTGCATTTGGCAAGAATAATTCACGCGGATTCGCGCACTTTGATGACGTATTGTTTCACGGAGTCATTTCCGGATTATCCGCATCTGCGACAAATGAATATGCCGACATTCATAAAGCAACGTTTCCGGTATATCTTCCGTCAACCATCATACAACAATTTTGTCCAGAGAAAGGAATCGTCGTGGATTGCTTCTGCGGGACAGGAACAACGATAGTGGCGGCGGAGCAACTAAACCGCCGTTGTTATGGTATGGAGTTAGAGCCGAAATACTGCGACGTCATCATCGCCCGCTGGGAGAAGCTGACAGGCAAGAAGGCCGTCCGCATCGAGCCGGCGGCATAAACACTGACGCATATGAACGAGCGAGACGAGAAAGGACGCTTCACGAAGGGCAACACCATCGGCAAGCAGTTTTGCGACGGCACAGCGACGGAGATGCAGCTTCGCTCCGCAGAGGCCCGCAAGAAGAACCGCACCCTCGCCGAGGTCCTCCGCGCCGAGCTCGACAAGAAGGCTTCCGAGGGCTCTCCCCTCACCCGCCTCGAGTACCTCGTGCAGAAGGCCCTCAGCGACCACGCGAAGGGCAACCTCACCCTCAAGGACCTCACCTACCTCCAGCGGCTCCTGGGCGAAGAGACGCTGAACCTCAAGCACCACGGCCTCGCCCTCAACATCGCCGTGAACAGCCAGCAGACCGCCGACGAGCTCAACGCCGTCCTCGCCACAGGCGCACAGCCAGCAGACCCCGATGAGAACGACGCGGACCTTTGACAAGATAGTCCACGCCCTGGCGCAGAAGCCCCGCTTCGTGGATAACCGCGGCGGCGCACGCTCAGGCAAGACCATCGCCGAGCTGCAGATCGCCACGATCCTCGCCAGCGCAGACAAGACGCGCACCGTCACCACAGTCGCATCCGACACCCTGCCGCACCTCAAGCGCGGAGCCATACGCGACTTCAAGTACGTGCTCGAGGACGCCGGCATCTGGGACGAGGACTGCTGGAGCAAGAGCGACTGCATCTACACCTTCCCCTCAGGCAGCATCATAGAGTTCTACGGCATCAACGACGCTCCGGGCAAGGCCCTGGGACCGGCACGCGACCGCCTCATCCTCAACGAGGCGAACCTGCTGCCCTGGGAGACCGTGCGACAGATGCTCGCCCGTACCTCCGGCGTCGTGATCTACGACTACAACCCCGCGGCACCCTTCTGGGGCACGGACATCATCCCGCAGCGCGACCGCTACCAGCTGGTGCACACCACCTACCTCGACAACGACGCGCTGCCTGCAGAGGTGAGGCGCGAGATCGAGGCGAACAGGGACACCGGCAACTGGTGGCGCGTGTACGGCCTCGGACTCATAGGACAGGTCGAGGGCCAGGTCTTCGACTTCAAGGTCGTGGACGCTATGCCCGACCCCGCAGGCTACATCGAGACGTGGGGTATGGACTTCGGCTTCAGCAACGACCCCACGACGGTGATCCGCTGCCTGGTGCACACCGGCAGGCGCGAGATCTACGCCGACCAGCTGGTGTGGCAGACGGGGATGAAGAACCCCGAGATCGCGAAGGCGCTGCAGAGCCTCGGCATACGCCGCGGCGGTCCCACGGTGTGGGCCGACTGCGCCGAGCCCAAGAGCATCGCCGAGGTGGCGGGCTACGGCCTGAACGTGCGGGCCTGCGACAAGGCCACGAAGGTGCGCGAGCAGCTGCAGAGCCTCACGGCCTGGACGATCTACGTCACGCGCCGCAGCACCGACCTGCTGGACGAGGGGCGCAAGTACCTCTACAAGCAGAGGACCGACGGCACCTGGACCAACGAACCCATCGAGTTTTTCAACCACGGCATCGACGCGCTGCGCTATGCCTGCTACACAGGCGTGGTGCTGCAGCAGCGACGCGGCCAATACTCCATCGGATTTATAAGATAAGCATACTATGATAACCAACTACCGAGACCTCACCGTCGCCGCCTTCCTGGAGATCGACACCATCATACGCTCCGACGCCGACGAGATAGACAAGCAGGTCGCCATCGTGGCCCTGCTCAACGGCACCACCGAGGAGACCATCCTCGCCCTCCCCCTGGCGGAGTACACACACCTCGCAGGGCAGACCGCCTTCCTCACGCAGCCCTGCGCACCCGAGGAACCCGACGGCAAGCCCCTGACCCTGGACGGCCTCACCCTCGTGCCGGTCACCGACTTCACGAAGGTGAACACGGCGCAGTACGTGGATTTCCAGTCTTACTCGCGCGACTTCCCCGCGACGCTGGCGGAGATCCTCAGCATCTTCCTCGTGCCGGAGGGCCACGCCTACGGCGAGGGCTACGACGTGGCGAGGGTGCAGGACGCCGTGCGCGCTATGCCGTGGCCCGCAGCCCTGGGCTGGTCGGCTTTTTTTTTCGACTCATATCTGCAATCAATAGCCGCTACCCTGAGCTCCTTAGACTCCGACCCCAGGACGCGGGAGAAGGCGGCGGAGCTGAGGGCGACGCTGGAGACCCTTTCGCGGAGCGCTGGGATTGGATAGCCTCCGTGGACCGCGCCAGCGAGACGCTGCGCTGCTCCTGGGACGACGTGTGGGGCAAGCCGGCGCTGGAGTTCCTGAACATCCTCGCCTACCGCAGGGACCGAGACGCGAAGGAGAAGGACGCCGTGGAGCGCTGGAAGCGGACGCACTGAGAGCCCACGCTATTTGACAGAAATGGACGACCTCTTCAACATCGACGACCTTATGGCCGTGCTGCAGGACCTCGCGCGCGACGTGAAGGACAGCTACGCCGACAGCCTGGAGCGCAACGGCAGGCGCGCCAGCGGCACGCTCATCGACAGCCTCTCCACCACCATCGAGGTGAAGGGCACGACGTACACGGTGTGGCTGAACCTCGCGGACTACTGGAAGTACGTGGAATACGACACGAAGCCGCACTGGCCCCCGCGTGACTCGATCATACAGTGGATCAAGGTGAAGCCCATCATCCCGCGCCCGGACAGCCGGGGACGCATCCCCACGCCCGCGACGCTGGCCTTCCTCATCGGACGCGCTATGGCCGGTCTGAGCCCCCACCAGGAGGACTGCAAGAACCCCCAGGGAGGAACGACGGGAACGCACGACCTGCAGAGGACGCTGGCGGACGTGCTGCCGCGCTACGAGGAGCGCCTGCTGGAGGCGCTGCACCGCGACACGCTGGCATACATCGAGAAGGTGCTCGCGTGACGGACGCAACCGCGCCGCCCGCTATTTATAGCAAAAGCGCTTTTTCTATGGCAACGACACAGGCTATATGGAAGGACGCCGTGGCGATCCTTCCCGGAACTCTCGCCGTACACGGCGTGCCCTTCCGCATCGAGACGGGAGGAAACATCATCTATCAGGGCCGGGCATACCTGAGACCCGGCGGCGGCAACAACCCGCGTGTCAGGATCAACGACATCTGCGCGGACTTTCTGCAGAACAACTACCCGCCGGAGGCGGCGGACTACGACCACCTGACCTTCGACGTGAAGGCCGAGATCTCGCCGGGCACCTGGGTGGGCAGCGGCACCTTCACGCTCTACCGCGACTGGAGCTACGACCCCTCCAGGGTGCCGGGCACCGACATCCCGGTGGACCCTCTCCTCGACATCGTTCATCCCGGGCAGTATCTGCCCATCTACTCCGACAACGGGACCTTCAACTACTCATATACCGAGAGCGACGGCTCGGCGCACAGCGGCTACCTGTCGCACGCCGGCAACTGGTATTTCAAGATCCTGACGAGCATCCCCGACCTGGCGACGATCACGGCCAACGGCCACACGTACCGCGTGGCGGACCTCTGCGGCGGCTATGTCTTCTACTACATCAACGCCTACGGAGGGTGGGACTCTCTCGTCGTGCAGGGACGCACGGCACGCGGCGGGGACATCACCCGCTACGACAAGGAGGTGGTGTACGACAACGCCCAGGCCTACGCCCGCGGCCGGTTCACTTATGTAAACGACATCGTGGAGCGTTACAGGTGTAGCGTGGGCCCGATGAACAGCGCGCAGTCGCACAAGATAGGGCATCTGCTCTGCAGTCCCTTCGTCTACCTGCACGACATCGACAGCGGCCTTGTGCGCCCGGTGACGCTGAAGGCCACGGCCTACGACATCGAGGACCAGCGCGGCAGGCTCCACTACTATGACGTGGAGGCCACCCTCGCACAGCAGAGGCTGCGGAGATGAGGCGCAAGATAGAGCTCTACATCGGGGGCGTGCTGGCGGACCTGGGGGACCAGGCGCTGGTGCTCTACAACTACGTGATGAGCGACCTGGAGAACCCCACGGCGATACGCAACAGCTACAGCAAGCAGGTGACGCTCCCGGGGACTCCCGCCAACGACGCCATCTTCGGCCACTACTTCAGGCTCGACCGCTCCAACGCGGGCGGAGGCGGCGCCACGGGCATCAACTTCAACGCCCTCCGCAAGACGGAGTTCACCATCTACCAGGACACCGGCGAGATCCTGCAGAGCGGCTACGTGCGCCTCGACAGCATCACCCGCAGGGGCGGAGCGTGGAGCTATGCCGTGACGCTCTACGGCGGCCTCGGCTCGTTCATCTACGACCTTATGTACAGCGACACCACGGGCGAGAAGCGCCAGCTGTACGATATGCAGTACAAGGTCGCGGGCTACTCCGTGGACGCCGAGCGCACCATAAACCGCACGCTCATAGACACCGCCTGGGCCAACATCGACAACTACAGCCCGAACACGCAGGCGAAGGCCAGCCACCGCCTGCTGAACTTTATGCCGGCATACGAGGGCCATCCCGACGGCTTCGACGCGGACGCCATACTCTACAAGGCCTCCGACTACGATATGTACGGCAACAACCGCAGCGTGTTCCCCGACAGCGTGACCGTCAACGGCACGACGTACAACGCCTACGGCGGCTACGTGCTGGTGAAGCTCACGGAGAAGGTCAACGGCTGGCTCGTGGGCGACCTGCGCAGCTACCTGCAGCGCCCGATCTTGAACGTGCAGGCCTTCCTCGACGCGCTGAGCGACCCGACGAACAACGGGGGCTGGACCGTGAACTGGCACACGCGCCCCCGCAGGGAGGAGGACCTGTGGCTGACGCTCCACAACATAGACACTTCGTCCATCATCGGCAACACGGACACCGACAGCTTCGGCTACGACTACGGCGACACGCTCTCCATCCTGAGCGGCGGCAACGGCACCTGGAAGAGCGACTACCAGACCATCAACGTGGCGGCGGGCACCACCGACGACGTGACGGTGAACATAGAGATGAGGCCGGCGCTCTACCACGACAGGCACACCGACGAGGACAAGCTCTGCACGTCTTACGCAAGGATAGCGGCGGACGACCCTATGTGGGAGTTCGCCAAGAGCAACGGAGCCCTGGTGGCGCAGGCCGTGGCCTACGACGCGAACAACGCCGTGGTGGCATACTCCAAGCTGCTGGTCGTGGGCACGGTGCTCTACGACGTGGGGGACTCCAACTTCGTGGAGAACATCTTCCGCAGCTGCAGCCCGGCGAAGGCCTTCAACGCCTTCACGATGCAGGGCTACGTCCCGGGCACCTACGACCCCGACTACGTGGTGCAGCCCTGGGACAACGGCAACGTGGCGAACACCGTCTTCGCCTTCGACAACTACGACTCCTGGACGGGATACTACCGCTACCTGTGGGGGCCTGGCACCTTCGGCGCGCTGACGGTGCAGGGCGTGGGCATCAAGAAGGTGGTGATACGCACCGGCTGGGTGACGGACTCCAGCGTGGAGAACGCGGGCGTGAACGCTATGGGAGCGTGGGACAGCGAGAGGATGTTCTACCACGCGAGCCAGGGGCAGGGCATCAACGCCAAGTACGCCTGGCAGGTCCGCGGCACCAAGATCGTGAAGCACACGGGCGTCAGCGACGTGACGGTATCGCACGAGAAGATGCTGGCCTCGGACCACAGCATCGCGGACTACCTGCTGAGCCTGGCGAAGATCTACGGCTGGGCCTTCACCTGCGACCAGGCGTCCAAGACCGTGGACGTGTGGGACCGCAACGGCTTCTTCGGCACCGGGGAGGACACCATCGACCTGAGCGACCGCATAGACCGGGCGCAGCCCCTGACGATTGCGCCGCTGTTCGTGGACAGCAAGATATACAAGTGGGAGCTCGACCCCGTGAAGTGCGAGCTTGCGGAGCGCTACCTGGCGGACTACGGGCGCGTGTACGGTGGCAAGGTCGTGAACACGGGCTACGAGTTCAACCTCGAGGCGCGCAACGTGGCGAAGGACATCGTCTTCCGCCAGGGCATCATCACCGTGGACCGCGGCACGATGTACGGCACGGCGGAGGTCAGCGAGGGCGGCACGCAGCGCCGCTACTTCGGCTGGATGCAGCTGGGCAAGACCCTCACCTACGGAGGCGTGAGCGGCCCCTCGACGAGCGTGAACCACGCGGGAGTGACGGACAAGACGTGGGACAGCTTCAGCAACATAATGGCGGACGCGGACTGGGACGACCGCTACCAGTTCTGCGACGCCAGCGGCAAGGCCGTGGACGGCCACGACGTGCTGGTGTACCTGCGCCCCCGCACGAGCTGGGGCAGCTATGCCTACAGGCCTGCGCCTATGTACCTCACCGACGACGTGGCCCTTATGGTGAAGATGAACGGCAGGCCCTGCTGGCTTCCGAACACGGCGGCGGGGGCATCCATCAGCCGCTCGAGCATCCCGGCCTTCCGTCCCCTGAGGAGCGACGGCGACGAGCTGGAGTTCGGACTGCCGGCGGCGATCTACGACCCCTACCTGACGGACTACGACGACGACATCTGCTGGTATGCCCGCTACTGGCGCGACTATATGGCGGACCGTCTCGACCAGGACACGAAGGTGCTGCGCTGCCGCGTGGACCTGCGCGGCCTGCAGGTGGGCGAGAACCTGCTGCGGCGCTTCTACTACTACGAGGGCTCCCTGTGGGTGCTCAACAGGATAACGAACTACAGCCTTACGACCTGGGACACCGCCGAGTGCGAGTTCGTCCAGGTGCGTGACGCGGACCACTACACCAACGGACAGCAGTAACAATGGCAAAGGAGAAGATCATCGAGATAAAGACCGGCGACGCCATCAAGAACGTCGCGGACCTGAAGAACAACATCAAGGCGCTGAAGGACACCCTGAGCACCCTCGACATCGGGAGCCAGGAGTACCGGGACACGCTCACGCAGCTGCAGGAGAACCAGGCGGCGCTGCGCAACGCTATGCACGGCACGGCGGCATCGATGCAGCAGGTGACCGACGCGGCCACCGCGGCGAACGTCACCTTCGACGAGCAGAACAAGCTGGTCAACGCGGAGACGCTGAGCTACAACGAGCTCGTGCGTGAGCTCGACATCCTGAAGCAGCAGTGGCGCGCCACCACCGACGAGGCGGAGCGCGCGGCCCTGGGGCAGAGGGTCAACGCCGTGAACGACCAGCTGAAGGCTATGGACGCCAGCGTGGGCACCTTCGGCAGGAACGTCGGCAACTACATCGGAGCCGTCGACCACCTGACTGCGGGCATCGGAGCTATGGGCAAGGGCGCGCAGGGCGTTATCAATCCCATCAAGGGCGCGACGACGGCCCTGAAGACTATGAGCGCTACGCCCGTGGTGGCTATCCTCGGCATCCTCGCCAACATCCTGCAGAAGGTTATGGACGCTATGAAGGGCAACGAGGAGGCGACGCAGGCGCTGAACGTGGCTATGGCCCCGCTGAAGGTCGTGGGCGACGCCATCACGAAGGTGTTCCAGGCTCTCGGCGACGTGGTGGTCGGCCTCGTCAAGGGTTTCACGAACCTCACGCAGGCCATCTTCGGCACCAACAAGGCGACGAAGGAGCGCATAGAGCTGGCGGAGAAGGAGAAGCAGATGACGCAGCAGTCGCGCGAGACGCTGATCGCCAACGCCGAGGCGGAGCGCGACATCGCGGAGCTCAGGGCCAAGAGCAGCGAGAAGGAGAAGTACACGGCCTCGGAGCGCCTGGCGTTCCTGCAGCAGGCAGGCGACAAGGAGAAGGAGATAGCGGCGAGAGCCCTCCAGGACGCCAAGCTGCAGTACGAGATCATCAAGGCGAAGAACGCGCTGACGAAGAGCAGCAAGCAGGAGCTCGACGCGGAGGCCGAGGCCTACGCGAATATGGTGAAGGCCGAGACGGCATACTTCCAGAGCATAAAGACCATCAACGCGGGCATCACGTCGGCGCGCAAGGAAGAGGCGCGCGAAGCGAAGGAGGCGGCAAAGGCCGTGAAGGATGCCGCGACGGCGAAGCTCAACGCGGAGAAGGACTACCTCACCCAGCTGCTGGGCGTGGTGCGCGACGGCTCCGACAGCGAGCTGAAGATCCAGGAGGCGATAGCGCGCAAGGAGTACGAGGTGGCCGTCGCCAACGCGAAGCAGAAGGTCACCAACGCCGCGGAGCTGCAGAAGACGCTGACGGTGCTGGAGCAGAGCTACCAGGTGAAGCGCCGCAAGCTGCAGGAGGAGCACGACGCGAAGGTGCTCGACGAGGAGCTGCAGGCCATAGCTAATAGGCGCGACGCGCTGGCGAAGGGCAGTGCCGAATATGCCCTGATGCAGCAGGAGTACGCGCAGGCCGAGGTCGACGGGCTGAAGCGCCGTATGGACGAGAGCGACGCAGCCTTCGAGGCCCGCAGGCTTGCAGCCTACAGGCAGCTGGCGGAGGCCAACGGCGCACTTACGGATGCGCTGCTGAAGGAGACCACCGAGGCCCTGACGAAGCAGATGGAAGGCCTCAGGCAGGGCTCCGTGGAGCAGCTGGAGGTGGCGCTGCAGATAGCGCGCGAGGAGCTCGACGCTATGTACCAGGGCATCGACGAGAGCGCTGACGCCTTCGAGGCGCGGAGGCTGGCGAAGGCCCGCGAGGTGCGCGAGGCGGAGGACGCCCTGGAGGAAGGCCGCGTGGAACGTGACCGCCTGATCCTGCAGAACAGGCTCGCCACCCTCGAGGACGGCAGCCTGGAGTACCTCACGCGCGCGCTGGAGCTGAAGGCCTACGAGCTTGACAGCCTGCACCGCCTGGAGGGTGAGAGCGAGGACGAGTTCCGCGCCCGCCAGCTTGCCGCGGAGCAGGAGTACATCGACGCCAGGCGTGCCCTGTGGCAGGGCGCCGTGACGATGTACCAGAGCTTCGCCTCGGCCGTGGGCGGCATCCTCGGAAGCCTGGCGGAGATCTACGAGAACGACACCGACGCCACGGAGGCGGAGATCAAGAAGGCGAAGAACCTGCGCATTGCGGGGGCCACCATCGATATGCTGTCAGGCGTGGTGAGCGCCATCTCGCAGGCATACCAGCTCGGACCGATAGCAGGTCCCATAATGGCGGCGATAAACTCCGCCGCCGTGATAGCCGCGGGCACGGCGAACATCGCCAAGATACGGCAGCAGCAGGTGAGCAAGGGCAGCGCCTCGGGAGCCGCTGCGGCCCCCGCCACCGTGAGCGCGCCGCCGGTGAGCGCCGACATCCCGGAGGTGGCGACGCTGACGGGAGCCAGCGAGGAGGAGCGCATCAACGAGCCGCAGCAGGTGTACATCCTGAGCAGCGCCCTGGAGGCGGACCGCGACGCCACTGACGCGCGCATCCGGGAGACGACGTTCTGAAAAACGGACACATTGGCGCCTCGCGCTATTTAGCGGAAAAAAGGCGCAAGATATGGCTATCGTGACTATTGACGGCATCCCCGTCTTCCAGGCCCTCGTGGACTCGGAGGACACGGGGATGCTGCGCATCTCCCTCGTGGACGACCCCGCAGTGCAGAGCGACTTCGTGGCCTTCGACGCCGCGAAGAAGCTGCAGACCTACGCCGTGGAGGATGAGGAGAGGCGCCTCGTGCTGGGCTGCGTGATGAGGGCGGACTTCCCCATCTACCGGCGCGACGAGAGCTTCGGCGAATACTACATCATCTACAGGGCCGACACCATCCGCACTATGGCGGAGAAGTACCTGGCGGAGAACCGGCAGAACCTCGTGAACCTTATGCACAAGAACGGCACCGACCAGGAAGGCGTGCAGATGGTGCAGTGGTTTATCAAGGGCGACGGACTGCATCCTGAGGGCTTCGAGGGCATCGCCGACGGCAGCCTCTTCGCCGAGTACCACGTCACCAACGACGACGTGTGGGAAGCCATCAAGGCCGGCACCTACCGGGGCTTCAGCCTGGAGGGGGTCTTCGATATGGCGCCGGAGCGCGACCGCAACTCCGTGCAGGAGATCGTGGACGCGCTGGACGGCATCTTCAGACGCAATTATCCAAAAAGCAGAAATATGGCAAAGATGAAAGGAATTATCGCCCGCCTCGCAGCCGCGCTGGCTGCCGAGATGAATATGGGCAACGTGACTACCGACCGCGGCGTGATAGCGTGGGACGGCAGCGAAGACCTGAAGGTCGGCGACAATGTGTACGTCGAGGACGAGGACGGAGAGCGCTCCGCAGCCCCTGACGGAGACTATGCCACCGCCGACGGCGTGGTGTACGTCGTGGAAGGCGGCAAGGTCGCGGAGATCCGCGACGCCGCGGCACCCGACGCAGCGCCGGCCGTGGAAGCCGGCGACGTGAACACCGACAACGGAGTCCTGGAGTGGGACGGCGACGGGGACCTGCGCGAAGGCGACAGCGTGTACGTGCGTGACGCCGACGGCAACCGCATCGCGGCTCCCGACGGGGAGTACACCACCGAGGACGGCAAGACCGTCACCGTCGTGGACGGCAAGGTGGCGAGCATCAGCGACCCCTCGGCAGAGGTGGCCCCGGAAGGCGGCCAGGCTATGGGACGCCAGCGCATAGCTCAGGCCTTCCAGGAGACCTACGACGAGAAGATGCGCAAGCTGGCGGAAGCCATCGAGGCGCTGGGCTTCGCCTATCCCTGGATCATCGAGGCCGGTGACGAGTACGTCATCGCCAGCGTGTACAGCGGCGACAGCGAGCATTACTTCCGCTTCGACATCCGCGAGTGGAACGAGGACGGCAACCCCGTGCTGGAGAACGGCTACGAGGTGGAGCCTGCCTTCGTGCGTCCCGAGGACCGCGAGCAGATCGAGGCGAATATGGCCGCCATCACCGCGGAGCGCGACACGCTCCTGGCGCGCGTGGCGGAGCTGGAGCAGACACCGGCGGCAGATCCCGCACACGAGACCTACGAGGGCCAGGCGCCGCGCAAGACAGGCGTCAAGGGCCTCGACAACATCGCCCGACTTATGGGCGCATAACGCAAAACAATCACTAATCAATACGACAATGGCTGTTACTAACTTCATCGTATCGTCCCTCCCTGACTACGTTCAGGAGAACAGGGACCAGCTCATCAAGAGCTTCGCGCTCGTGGGCACCGCTACCCGCCAGCGCATCGGACTGCAGACCGGAATTAAGAAGTCTGCATACATCAACTACCTCGACCTCGAGGGCGTCTTCCAGGACGGCAGCGGCTGCGGCCACAACCCGCTCGACTCGCTGACCCTCTCGCAGAGGACCATCGACGTGGCCATCATCAAGGAAGACGGCCAGATCTGCCCCGAGACCCTCATCGGCAAGTATGCCGAGTACCTGGTGCGCATCGCCGCCACCGAGAACGACCTGCCCTTCGAGCAGTATATCGTGGATATGCTCGTTGCCAACATCAACAAGGGCATCGAGAAGCTCATCTGGCAGGGTGACACCTCACAGACCGGCAGCCCCGACATCGAGTGGATCGACGGCATCCTCACCCAGCTCCTCGCCGACAGCGACTGCATCGACGTGACCATCACCTCAGGCGTCTCAGCCTACGAGGGCATCCTCGAAGTGTACGCACAGATGCCCGAGGAAGTGCTCGAGCGCGGCGGCGTGATCTTCGTGTCTCCCGCAATCTACCGCGCCTTCCTGCAGGATATGGTAGCCGTGAACTTCTACCACTACGCAGGACCGCAGAACGCGGCTCCCGAGGAGTTCGTGCTCCCCGGCACCGACGTGCGCGTGATCAAGACCCCCGGCCTTGCCGGCTCTCTCTACATCGTGGGCACCTTTGCCGACAACCTGGTGTATGGCACCGACGGCGAGAACGACCACGAGGAGATCGACATCTGGTGGAGCCAGGACGACCGCCTCTTCAAGTATCAGGTGAAGTGGGCGAGCGGTATCGCGTATCGCTACCCCAATATGAACGTCCTCGGCGAGTTCGCCGCTGCTCCTTCAGCACTGAAGAGCATCGCCAGCAACGTCCAGGTAATCGCCGACGCTCAGTAATCGAAGGCAAGGGGCGGGCGACCGCCCCCTGCATTGTTAACGCAAAAGAATAGGAGAAATACTATATGTCTTGTGCACAAACTCTGGCGGGAATAGCCCGCGACTGCGCCGCCAATATGGGCGGCATCCTCGAGGTCTACCTGGCGAACCAGGCCGACGTGGCGAGCATCACCAAGACCAGCGGCAAGGTCACCGCGATAACTATGGAGACTTCCAAGAAGTTCTACCGTTATCAGTTCAACAAGGAGACCGGCTCGATGAGTTCCAACTACCAGGTGAACGACGCCAACGGCACCAAGTACGTGCAGACCGACCTCCTGATGGTCTTCAACCGTATGGAGACCGACAAGCGCATCGAGATCACCGCTATGGCTCAGGGTGAGCTGTACGCCATCGTGAAGGACGGCAACGGCCTCTACTGGCTGCTCGGCGAATACGAGCCCGTGACCCTGGGAGCAGGCGACGGCCTGACAGGCACCGCCCGCGCCGACCGCAACGGCTACAGCGTGACCCTGCGCGACAACGCCCCCGAAATGCCGAGCGAGATCCTCACCGGCACCGGCGGCGTCGACATCGAGTCGCTGCTCTAACGACACTCTCTCTCATAATCGGTTTTTTCATAGAGGGCTGCGGCTGCTTCTTCGGAGGCGGCCGCAGTTTTTTACGGACGAAAGCGCGGCCCCTGCTATTTACGGAAAAAAGACAATGATACAGCTCGACATACGCAAGCCCTCGCAGAGCATCTTCGTGCCGCTGCCGGTCCCGGGACCTGCCACCGACGCGGCCCTCACGGCGCGCAGCACGTCCGACAACACGGTCGTGGCCTTCGACATCGTGACGGCCTTCGAGGGCGGCTTCCTGCTGCAGCTTATGGTGTGCCTGCCCGAGGAGGGCTTCCACGAGGGCGAGTGGGAGTACACGCTGGCCTACGTGGACGAGGAGGGCAAGGAGCAGACGGCGACAGGCATCCTCAACGCCTACGGCGACGGTGCGGGCGTGAAAGAGTACGACAAGGAGATATACTACAAGCAATATGGAGAATAACGAGAAAAACCGGCTGAGGGTGAGCTTCGCGGCCATAGACCCCTACCTGCAGAGCAACATCGTGAGCCCTGTGGAGCGCGAGATCCACGGCCGCGACCTCGTGGAGTGGGGCGACGGCAACGCATACCCCGACTATCTGCTGGAGCTCAGCAAGACGGTGCCGACGCTGCGCAGCATCATCAACGGCACCACGGACTTCATCACCGGCGACGACCTCGCCATCGTGCCCCTGGCCCCGGCCTACGGCGCGAACATTATGAACGCTAAGGGCGACACGCTGCGCTCGCAGGTGGAGGCCCTGGCGCGCGACTACTGCACCTACGGGGGCTTCGCCCTGCAGGTGATACGCGGCCGCGGGGGTCAGCCTGTGGAGATATACCACCTGGACCTGCGCTTCCTGCGCAGCAACAAGGACAACAGCGTCTTCTACTACTGCGAGAGATGGAAGGGCGCCGGACGCCGCAAGGTGCTGGAGTACCCCGCCTACCAGCCCGTCGACGAGGCGCGCTGGGTGCAACTGACGCCGGAGGAGAGGGCGCGCATCGCCGCGAGCGTGGTGTACGTGAAGAACGTCACCACCCAGGTGTACCCCTTCCCCGTGTACGGCGCCGCCGTCAAGGCCTGCGAGATTGAGCGCGGCATCGACGACTACCACCTCAACGCCCTGGAGAACGGCTTCACGAGCTCGGCCATCATCAACTTCAACAACGGCACTGCGAGCGACGAGATGAAGGAGGAGATAGAGCGCAACGTCAACGAGAAGTTCGGCGGCCACCATAACGCAGGGCGCATAATGTGCAGCTGGAACCCCGACAAGGAGAACGCCACGACCATCGAGAGCGTGAAGGTCGAGGACTTCGGCGACAGGTACGCGGCGCTGAGCAAGCACAGCCGCCAGCAGATCTTCACGGCGTTCCGCGCCAACCCGAACCTCTTCGGCATACCCACGGAGTCGCTGGGCTTCAGCAGCGAGGAGTACGAGAGCGCCTTCAGGCTCTACAACCGCACGGTGGTGCGCCCGGCGCAGCGCCTGATCTGCGACACCTACGACCGCATCTACGGGCAGGCCGGCGTGCTGACCATCAAGCCCTTCACCCTCGACGAGGACACCGAGACAAACGTACAGTAACTATGGCAACGGAGATATTATTGACGAGCGAGAACTTCGTGAAGACCGTGAGCAGCATCAGCGACAACACGGCGGGCAAGTACGTGCGGCCGAGCATCCGCGAGGCGCAGGACGTCAAGCTGCGCGGCATCGTGGGCGACTGCCTGCTGGCGAAGCTCAAGGCCATCGTGGCGGAGGAGCTCACGGAGCAGGAGGAGAACGCCGCCTACAAGGACCTCATAGAGCGCGCGCAGTACTTCATCGCCTACAGCGCCATCGTGGAGATAGCGCAGAAGGTGAACTTCAAGATCGCCAACGCGGGCGTGGTGAAGACCGGCGACGAGAATATGGAGGTCGTGGGCGAGCCCGATATGGCGAAGGTGCAGGCGTACTACCAGGCCAAGGCAGACAGCGCGGCGCTGGACCTGCAGAACTACCTGCTGGAGAACAGGGCGGCATACCCCGAGCTCAAGGAGTGCGACTGCAGCCGCATCAAGGCTAACCTCTACAGCGCGGCGACGTCCGGCATCTTCCTGGGCGGAGCGCGCGGCAAGGTTTTGAGGCCGGGGAGGGGCTGCTGCAAGAGATGAACCTGTGGCAGGTGATAAGGGCGATAGAGCAGACGGCCGCGAAGCAGCCGCCGGTGAACACGGTGGTGCGCAACGACATCTTCCGCCTGAACGCCTCGCCGGTGGTGAAGTACAGCACCTTCGCGTGGCTGCAGGGCGAGCACCGCGTGCTGGAGGACAGCGACCTCATAGAGTGGAGCTTCACGCTCTTCTACGTCGACAGGCTCACCGAGAACCGCGGCAACGAGATCGAGATCCAGAGCACGGGCATCGAGCTTTTGGAGAACGTGCTGCGGGGCCTGGAGGAGGCCGGCATCTTCGCCGGGGATCACACGTTCCAGACCTTCAACCAGCGCTTCGCCGACGAGTGCGCGGGAGTGTTCTGCCGCGTGACGCTGGAGACGCCGCGCGACGGCATCTGCGAGCAGTGGTGGCAGGCTATGGACGCGCTGGGTGACTTCAACCTGGACTACAACACGGACTTCCACTGCTGGACCTGGCAGGACGGAGACCGCACGATATACTTCATTTGACGTAAAAACATACAGATATGGCACAGTACAGCAGCCTCAAGGCTTACATCGAGGAATACATCCATACCAACGGCAGGCAGGCCATCACGGGCGCGATCCTGCAGGACGTGCTGAAGACTATGACCGACGAGCTCGGCGCGGCGTTTCAGTTCGGGGGCGTCGTGACGCCGGACGACGTCTTTGAGCCGGGCGACGCCAACGTGGCGTTCCTGGCCTTCGAGGCGGGCACCTACGACGACTTCGGGGAGGTGACTCTCGCGGAGGGGCAGATCGCCATCCTCACCTATGACGGAGAGTGGCACGCCGCGGTCGAGGACCTGGGAGTGACGGCGCAGGCCATCGCCGACGCGCTGGGCTACACGCCCTACGAGCTGCCGGACGGAGGCATCCCCAAGAGCGACCTCGCGCAGGCAGTGCAGGACAGCCTCGACCTCGCGGACAGCGCCGTGCAGGACGTCAGCGGCAAGGCCGACAAGGTGGCCGGAGCCACCGACGGCAACTTCGCCAGCCTGGACGAGAACGGCAACCTGGAGGACTCCGGCAAGAAGGCCTCCGACTTCGCCACCGCGGCGCAGGGAGGGCTGGCCGACACTGCCGTGCAGCCTGCGGACCTCGTACCCATTACCGAGGTGATACCGGCGGCGGCGTCGGACACCAACCAGCTCGCGGACAAGAACTTCGTGAACAGCAGCATCGCCACGGCTACGGCTACCTTCCGGGGCACGTACAACGAGGTGACGGACCTCGGCCTGACCACCGCGGCCACGGAGGGGCAAATCGCAGCGGCGCTCCTCCTGGAGATAGCCACGGCGGACAATAACGACTACTGCTTCGTACAGATACCCACCGCGGACGGGACACCGTCGGAGATAGCGCGCATCGACCGCTACAAGTTCAACGGGACCGCCTGGGCCTACGAGTACAGCCTCAATAATAGCAGCTTCACCGCAGCCCAGTGGGCCGCGATAAACAGCGGCATCACCAGCAGCCTGGTAACGAAACTTTCGGGGCTTCCTGACTCGATCGTGGCCCTCACAACCGCAGAGATAGACACCATAATCGCCAACGCATAATGGCAAAGATATTGATCAACGACCAGCGCAAGGCGCTCATCGACAGCAACGGCAAGGCTTATGTTATAGGCAATATGGCCGCGGCTGAGGGCGTACAGCCCCTGGCGATAGGAGCCGCCGCCGGCAAGGTGCTTCGTCTGGAGCGCTACGGCAAGAGCACCCAGGCGGGGACTCCCACGCCCAGCAGCCCGGTCGACATCATTTGCAACAACGGCCCCGTGGGCGAGGCCGTACACGCAAACCCCGAGGCCGTGACGATAGGAAGGCAGACACAGCTGACGCTGGACGCGACCAGGATAAGCGCCTACATCAGCGACGTGGGAATATGGAAATCGTCGAGCGACAGTTACTCCATAAAGGTGCCGGTGACCGTAGGCAAGAAATACCGCATAGTTTGGACAAACACCAACAGCGCGGTCGTGGGTACGATCTTTCGCTACGGATTTACGGACACGCCGACACCGAGCAACACCAACCAGCTCACGCAGTGGGAAAGGACATCCCCGCAGGACTTGCCGGAGGTGGAGATCACCGCGGACTGCGATTATTTGATAATACAGAACGGCGCCTCGCTTATGGCGGCGAACATCAGCAACGGAAGGATGCTCGTTTACGAGGTCGACGAACAGACGGCCAGCGTCCCGGACCTCCTGAAGGCGGGCAACTACCAGGATGAGGCGGACATCGTAAGCGGCAAAATCACGCGCCGCTGCGGCGTCAAGGTTTTGGACGGCACCGAGGCGTGGGTCAAGCTCACCGTTTCCGGCCAGGTGCTTTTCTACATAAACGCGGCGGGGCCGAGCATACCGGGCAACGCGGACACCCTCTGCACGATAGCCACCGGCGCGGCCGAGGACTGGAGCTCGCCGGCGGACAGCATCGTGGTGCGCAGTAACGGAAATTTCGGATTTTTGAAGCCGAGCAATATGACGGCGTCGAACACGGCCCAGGACTGGAAGGACTACCTCGCGGGGGAATACGCCAACGGCACCCCGGTCGTAATAGTTTACCCCCTGGCTACCGAGACCGCGGACCAGGCCGAGCGCCAGAGCCTGAGCACAGCCTCGGGAGTCAACACCGTGGAGAGCAGCGTCGCTGACGCACAGATAAAGATAGTTTACAAAATATAGAGATATGGCAACCGAAAAAATAATCGACAACACCAATCTGGGGTATCTTTGGAACAAGATAAAGGCCGCATTTTGGAGCATCGCCGACGTCGTAAACATCAACCTGGCGGACGTGGCCGTGACGGGAGAATACGACGACATTCTCAACAGGCCCACCTTCCCGGCGCTGACCGTGGCAGACATCACGGCCCTGACGGGGGCACAGATAGACGCCCTGAACAACGGCGACGTCGTGGCGGAGGAGACCGGGACGCAGATCGACAGCTACATCGCCGTGATCAAGGACGCTACCGTCGGCAAGTTTTCGCTTGTTTACGTGGACCACACCACCGTGAAGGAGGTGATCTACATAAAGAGCGGCGGGGCGTGGACCTACGACAGCACCGAGACGCTGCAGGTGGCCGTCGACATTTCCACGGACCTGCTGACGGACAAGAACAGCAATACGAAGGTGGCAGGCGCGAAGGCGGCGTATGACGAGATCCATCCGGCGACGCAGAGCGCCCAGCCTGCCGGAGGCTTCCTGCCCAACGTATTATACGTTTTAGGCACCGTTACCGGGAGCGTGACCTTCGCCCTGGCGACGCCGCCGGACGCGGGAGTCACCAACCACTATTACTGGACCTTCGACACCGGGGCATCGGCTCCCACCGTGACCTGGCCCGCAAGCATCACCGGCTGGCAGGGCGGAGCGCCGACCATCTACGCCAACAAGCACTACGAGGTGAGCGTATTGAACAACATTGCCACAATAATGGAGGTATAGTATGGAGGACCTTTTGCTTCGCAGGCGCGCTATGGGAGCGCGCACCGTCGACTACTCACAGCAGCCGCTGACGTTTGTTTTTCGGGCCACCGGTCGCGTGAAATTTTCAGCGGCCACGGAGTACAGCATCGACGGCGGGAGCACGTGGGTAAGCCTCGCCGCCAACACCAACTCGCCGCAGGTGCGAAAGTGGGGCAAGATTATGTTCCGCGCCTCGGGACTTCCAGTCACCATCGCCAGCGGCATAGGAACCTTCTCCTTCAACGCCGACGTGGACGTCGAAGGCAACATAATGTCTATGCAGGCGGGGGCGAACTTCGCAGGCGTGACCACCATCGGCGCGAACTATCAGTTCCGCGGCCTTTTTTATAACAATAGCCACATCATCGAGGCGGGGAACCTCATACTGCCAGCCACCACGCTGAAGGAGGACTGCTACCGCACTATGATGGAGCTTTGCACGAATTTGAGGAGCACGCCGCAGCTGCCCGCCGCAACGCTGCAGAGCCGCAGCTATCAGCTGCTGTTCGAGCAGAGCCCCAACGTCAACTACATTTTTTGTATGGCGCGCAACATAAGCGCGACCAACTGCCTGCAGATTTGGGTGCGGGGCGTAGCGGCCACCGGAATCTTCGTCAAGCATTACAGCGCGACGTGGACGGCCACCGGGGACAGCGGAGTGCCCACCGGCTGGACGCTGCTCTATTACAGCCCGGGACTGGATAGATACTACCTCGACGACAAGACCACCATCTGCGACAAATACGGAAACCCTATATAACGAGATAAACTATGGAATACAAGGAATACTACAAGATCATTGACGGCGTGGAGGTTATCAGCGACTGCCAGGTGATAGAGCTCGACGGCGTGACCATCAGCAACCCCAGCGAGGCGCAGATCTATGCGGCGGGCTGGCGCGACTACGTGAGGCCGGAGCCGGTGCACGTACCCGCGGACGCGCCGGACTACGAGGAGGTGGCGCAGGCTATGAAGGTACAGATGGCTCCCGTGCTCGAGAGCCTGAGCGACGAGCAGGCCCTGCCGGTGGCAGCCCTTTACGTCACCTGGGTGGAGCTGCTGCAGGCCGGCAAGAGCGTGCCCGCAGGCACCCGCTGCTGGGACGACGGCAGGCTGTGGAAGTGCAAGCAGGCGCACGTGCCGCAGGACGACTGGAGGCCGGAGGCCACCCCCGCCCTCTGGTACGAGGTCAGCGACGACCCCTGGCCCGCGTGGCGCCAGC